ATGAGAATATCCTCACAATCGAACGCAAGGGGTCGGTCGCCGAATTCGCCGCCAACATCACCCAGCCCCGCTTTGACAAGGAACTGGAGCGGATGCGGGAGTTTGAATTCCCCTTCATGGTGCTGGAGTTCACGCTCGACGACATCATGCGTTTCCCCTACGGAGCCGGTCTTCCCAAGTCAAAGATCCCCTTCGTCCGCGTCCGCGGCCCCTTCATCCTGCGCAGACTCCTTGAGTTCCAAGTCCAGTACCCCGTGAAGATCATCCTCGCCGGACGCCACGGGATGGATGTCGCCCACCATATCTTCCGGAGAGTACTCGATGCCAAGTCACCCCAAGGAACAGGACCGGATCAAGAGGCTGATTGAGCACGCCTGGCTCCTGTCCGAGAGTGACATCGCGCATGTCACCCCCACTACCCCGGTGGACCAGTTGGAGGGCCTGATCTCTCTTCCTGTCGACGCTGCGCACCCGCTGCGCAGTATCGGGCACCGGGAGATCCAGCCGGAAGACCTGATCCGGATCATGCGGGACCCGAACTATTTCCCGTTCACCTGCAAGTTGCTGATGGGCATCGACATCATGCCCTTCCAGCATGTGATTCTGCGGGAGCTTTGGACGCGACCGTTTCCCATGCTTATTGGCTCGCGTGGACTTGGAAAGTCCTTCATCCTGGCTTTGTACTCGATGCTGCGCCTGGTCTTCACGCAGGGATCGAAGGTGGCCGTCATCGGCGCATCGTTCCGGCAGTCGAAGGTGATCTTCGAGTACATGGAGAAAGTCTGGGCGGACGGGGCAATCCTGAGGGACCTGTGCGGTACCGGCAAGGGGCGGGCGGGTCGTGAGCAGGGGCCGAGACGGGATGTCGACCGCTGCGAGATGATCATCGGCGATTCGGTTGGTATCGCTATCCCGTTGGGCAACGGCGAGAAAATTCGCGGTCAGCGTGCGAATTACATTGTGGTGGACGAGTTTGCGTCAGTCCCCGAGGACATTTACCAGAATGTGGTCCGTGGTTTTGCGTCGGTGAGTGCCGATCCGGCCTCCGGTGTGCGGCATCAGGCCAGGGTTCAACTGTTGAAGAAACTGGGACAGTGGACCGACGAGGACAATCGGGCCGAGGCCCGGGTGATGCGTTCCAACCAGAACATCATCTCCGGGACCGCCTACTACTCGTTCAACCACTTCTACAAGACCTGGAAGACCTACAAGGCGTTCATCGAAAGCTGCGGCGACAAGAAGAAGCTGGAGGAGATCTTCGACGGCCCCGTGCCCGAAGGCTTCGACTGGAGGGACTTCTCGATCATCCGCATCCCCGTGGACATGCTGCCCAGGGGCTTCATGGACGAGAAGCAGATCTCTTCCGCCCGGGCCACCCTCTCCAAGAGCAACTACATGATCGAGTTCGGGGCCTCATTCGCCACCGACTCCGAGGGATTCTTCAAGCGCAGCCTGATCGAGTCGTGTGTGGTGGGGCGTCCGGACAGCCCGATCGTCCTCAACGAGGAGACCATCGAGTTCTCCGCTTCCTTGATGGGTGATGATGTCCCCCATGTGATCGCAGTCGACCCGGCCTCAGAAAGAGACCATTTCTCCGTCGTCGTCCTTGCACTCTATCCCGATCACCGACGCCTTGTCCATTGTTGGACGACCAACCGGAAGAGTCACAAGGAGCGCCTCAAGCGCGGGGTGGTGAAAGAACAGAACTTCTACGCCTTCTGCGCCCGGAAACTGCGCGAGCTGATGCTTGCCTTCCCGAACGTGGAAGTTTTGGGGATTGACTCGCAGGGTGGTGGCGTGACGGTCGAGGAATCGCTGCACGATCTGGAGAAGCTGAAGGAGGGGGAGATGCCCCTCTGGCGGGAAATCGATCCCGACCCCAAAAAGCACAAGGACAGCGACAACAAACCGGGCCTGCACATCATCCGCATGATCAATTTCGCCGACGGCAAATGGATCGTCGATGCCAACCACGGTCTCCGCAAGGACCTGGAAGACAAGGTCTTGCTGCTCCCCGCCTTCGACACCGCTGCGCTGGGCCTCGCCTACGAGGAAGACAAGGCGGCGGGCCGTATCGTGCTGGAGGACGGGGATGAGATCTCGCTATACGACACGCTGGAAGATGCGGTCGTGGACATCGAGGAACTGAAGGACGAACTGGCGAGCATCGTCCACACCGCCACTTCGGGCGGCAGGGACCGGTGGGATGTGCCCGGTGCCAAACTGCCAGGCTCCAAGGTGGGCAAGCAGCGCAAGGACCGTTACTCGGCCCTACTGATGGCCAACTCCATCGCTCGCACCATCCAGCGCACCGATGCCCCCCAGGAGTACCACCCGGTGGGCGGTTTCGCTTCGGAGATCAAGGATGCCGACGGCGATCTCTACATCGGACCCTCCTGGTTTGTCGAGGCGACACGGGGAGAGTACGGCGCAGCGGTGGGTAGGGACGGTGTAGAACTAGCAGACCCAACTGCATAGGGAATACAATCCAAATGAGCGACAAGAAGCCCCTTTTCGTCACCGCTGACCAGGCCGATCAGGCCTACCGTGACGGCGAGGTGATCCAGCATAAGACCACTGCTGGCAACACGTTCCGCAATATCAGCCAGCCCAATGTGTCGGTGCGGGAAGGCTTTGATCGGCGCGATTACGACTTCTTCCGCCCCGGCGAACAGATTCCCACCAAGGATGTCGACATCATCGGCGCCTGCATGCAGGCCTACGACCGCATCGGCATTGTGCGCAACATCATCGACATGATGGCCGAATTTGCCTGCCAGGGCATCGACCTAGTCCACCCAAACCCCCGCATTGAGAAGTTCTTCAAGGAATGGTTCTCGAAAGTCAACGGCAAGGAGCGCACCGAACGGCTGTTGAACATGCTCTACCGCGCCGGGAATGTCGTGGTCAAGCGTTCGACCGCCCGCCTCGCTGACGAGGATGCCGCCGCCCTCCAGCGTGGCAAGGCTGCGGATGTCCGGCCCGACATCGCCAAAGCACCCGACCCCATGGAAATCCCGTGGGAATACACGATCTTCAACCCACTTTCCGTCGACGTGTTCGGGCAGGAACTGGCTCCGTTCTTGGGCACGAAGTATTTCCGGTACGGCGTGCGCGTTTCCGAAATTGTCAGCAAGAAGATCAAGAAGCCCGAAGCCACCATCGAAAAGCAGATGATGACGAAGCTGCCCCGCGAGGTGCTGAACCTGGCCAGGCAGGGCGGGAAGATGATCCCCCTCCCCCCGGAAAAAACCGTCGCCATCTACTACAAGCGTGATGACTGGCAGGTCTGGGCACGCCCCATGACCTACGCCATCCTTGAAGACCTGATCATGCTGCGCAAGATGAAGCTGGCTGATCTTGCCGCTCTGGACGGTGCCGTCAGCTACATCCGGCTCTGGAAGCTGGGCAGCCTGGAACACCGCATCCTGCCCACCGAAGCGGCCATCGCCCGTCTGGCCGACATGCTGATGAACAATGTCGGCGGCGGTTCGATCGACCTGATCTGGGGTCCCGAGCTGGAACTCCAGGAGACCTCGACGGACATCTCCAAGTTCCTGGGTGAGGAAAAATACCGCCCGATCCTGAACAACATCTACGCCGGTCTGGGCATCCCGCCCGGGCTGACTGGTCTGCCTTCCCCCGGCGGCTTCGGCAACAACTTCATCAGCCTGCAAACGCTGGTCGAGCGGCTGCAATACGGTCGGGACATCCTGATCAAATTCTGGTCGAACGAGATTCGCCTCGTGCAGCAGGCGATGGGCTTCCGGCTCCCCGCCCAGGTCGTCTTCGACCAGCAGACCCTGACCGACGAGGCTGCGCAGCAGCGCCTGTTGATCGATCTGGCAGACCGCGGGCTGATCTCCGACGAGGCACTCCAGGAACGCTTCGGCCTGATCCCCGAGATCGAGCGCGTCCGCACCCGCCGTGAGGCCCGCATGCGCGACAACGGCAATCTCACCCCCAAGGTCGGCCCGTTCACGACGGACACCAAGGAGGCGGTCAAGAAGATCTTCGCCCAGAACGGCCAGATGACCCCCGAGGACTTTGGCATCGAGGCGACCGGAGCACCACCCGCACCGAAGGGTCAGCCATTTGGCGGCGACGAGCCAAAGGGCCAGCCAGGACAGGGTCGCCCCCCGGGATCGAACGACACCCAGCCCCGCCAGCGCCGGGAAGTCAAGCCGGAGAAGCCCGCACAGGCGGAGTACGCCGCAGCTTTTGTCTGGGCAGACTCGGCGCACAAGCAGGTCTCCGAACTGACCCAGCCCGCCTACCTGAAGTCGATCGGCAAGAAGAACCTGCGGGAGGCTTCCTCCGAGGAGATCGCCGCCCTCGAAGAGTTCCGCTTCGCCGCCCTCTGCCAGTTCTCCGTCGGCGATGAGATCACCAAGGAGAAGTTGAAGGAAGTCCTTTCCAAGCCGATGGTGGTGCCAGCACCGATCCAGGCGCTCCACAAAGAGACCCTCGCCAAGTTCATTGCGGCCAAGGGAACCACGCCTTCGGCTGAGGAGCGTCGACGGATAGAAGCTTCTGTTTACGCCGTCTATTCAGTTCTTTGATTTGTCCAATGCCCCGCCCTCCCCGGTGTAAAAACCGAGGGAGGCTTATTTCACCATGAACATCGCCGTTTATAAAGCTGAACTTGAAGATGGCCTTGAGGAGCAGATCCGGGCCAATGCTTCCGTCGCTTGGCTCGCCGATGCGCACACCTGTGCGGCGTTTGAGCTGAATGGCACCACCCAGGCGCATCTTCTCGCCAAAGCCGAGAACCGCGACCAGGTCGACCTCCACTACCTGCGCACCATCATGGTGACCGCCGGTTGGAACCTCAACGACGACATCTTCACCCCGCAGGACATGTGGCTCGCCAAGTCCAGCCCCGAAGACAAGCCGTTCAACTACATGCACGAGCAGCACGACATCATCGGCCATATCACGAAGGCTGTCGCTGTCGACGACTCCATGCAGCCGATCCCCGACGAGACGCCCGTCGAGCAGCTGCCCGACCACTACCACATTGCCACCAACGCCGTCCTGTACAAGTTCTGGGAGTCGAAAGAACTCCAGGGCCGCATGGACAAACTGATCGCCGAAATCGATGAGGGCAAGTGGTTTGTTTCGATGGAAGCCCTGTTCTACGGTTTCGACTACGCGGTCAAGACCGCCAAGGGCATGCGTATCATCGAACGTAACGAGAAGACGGCTTTCCTGACCAAGCACCTTCGGGCCTACGGAGGCAAGGGGGAGTTTGAGGGATCAAAGCTTGGCCGCGTCCTGCGGCGGATCGTGTTCTCCGGGAAGGGACTGGTTAGTAAGCCCGCCAACCCGGAAAGCGTAATCCTCGGGGCCAGTAAGGCTTCGGGGTATGAACTTCCCAGAGAGGAGACTCACACCATGAATGCTGAAGAAGTCCAAAAGATCGAGGCGGAAGCCGCTGAGGCCAAAGCCAAGAACGAGAAACTGGAAGCCGAACTGGCTGCCGCCGCCGAGAAGCTGGCGAAGATCGAAGCCGAGCAACGCCTGGCCCGCCTGACCGCCTCGGTGGTCGAGAAGCTGGAAGCCGAGCAGGCCCACGCAGCGGCCATCGCCTCTGTGCTGTCGGCGTTGTCCGACGAGCAGTTCGACGCCGCCGTCGCTGCCACCAACGACTATCTCGCGGCCAAGCTCGCCGCCTACAAGGAAGCGGCCAGCAAGGCCAAGGCTTCCGAGGACCTGACCGCCACCGTCGAGACCCTGAAGGCTCAGGTGGAAGAGTTGAAGAAGGTCGCAGCCGAAATCACCCCCGCCCCCAAGGGCCTTGGCGAGGCGACTCCTCCCAAGCCGACCCCTGTGGCGACCATCCCCATGGAAAAGGGCGCTGTGCCCCCGGAAGCAGCCCCCGTGGTTGCCACCGTTCTTGAAAACGTGATCCCGAGTGAGGAACCGGCCCTCGCGGGGACCGTGGCCAACCAAAGTGTGAACAAGGTGGCCGCTCAGATCGCTGCGTTCTTTGGCGCAGACGAAGCTGAGAGTAAGACTGACGCCGAGTAATTTTCTCACCCACAAGGAGACGAGAGAGATGGCACTTAAACCTGATCGTCACATTCTGGAGACCGACATCTCCCTCGTGTGCAATGATGTCCACGAGAAGGGAGCAGTTCTGGTCTACAGCACCGCTGGTAGCGGCACCGCGCTGTATACCCCCGGTGTGGCCACCCTGGCTGCTAACCCCTCTGGCAAGGTCCCCGCAGGCGTCAGCCTCGCAGCCTTTGTCAACATCGACCAGACCCGTCAGAAGAGGAACTTCCAGCGCGATGAGCAAGTCATCGGCGAGAAGGCTCCCCTGCTGAAGAAGGGCTGGGTCGTCACCGACATGATCGTGTCCGGCCAGGCCGCCTCGATCGACGCTGGTGTGACCGCCTACCTCGGCGCAAGCGGCAAGCTGACCACCGTGGCCAGCACCAACCCCAAAGTCGGCCAGTTCGCCAACAAGGTGGACGCCGAAGGCTTCGTGAAGGTCTACATCGACCTTCCCGCTGTCTAATCCGGTAACCTCTCAAGGAGATCAGTAAGATGAAGAAGCCCAGTGATGAGATGGTTGCCCTGCTTCGGCGTGCTGGCGACCACGGTTTCGAGACTGCCAGCGCAGCCCAGGCTGAACTGGCCAAGGCCCTCACCATGCCCCTCCGTCAGGGCATCCTGAAGGGTGACATCGTCAGCGGCATCTACCAGCCGATTTACTTCGCGCCCGGTACCGCTGTTGAGTTCCCCCTCGACTTCCTGGCTCCAGGAACCGAGAAGGACTTCGTGGCCTACACCGTGCCTGCTCAGGGTCGCATCCCCGAGAAGCACGTCAGCGGTGACTTCGTGATGGTTCCGACCTACGAAGTGGCCGACTCGATCGACTTCGCCCTGAAGTACGCTCGTGACGCCCGTTGGGACATCGTGGGCCGCTGCATGCAGGTCCTCGAGGCTTCCTTCGTCCGCAAGATGAACGACGACGGCTGGCGCACCATCCTGTCGGCTGGCAACAGCCGCAGCCTGACGGTGTACGACAGCGCCGCGACCCCCGGCCTGTTCACCAAGCGTCTCGTGGCCCTGATGAAGACCATCATGCGCCGCAACGCTGGCGGTAACAGCACCTCGGTGAACCGTGGTCAGCTGTCCGACCTGTACCTCAGCCCCGAGGCCCTGGAAGACATGCGCTCCTGGGACCTGAGCCAGGTCGACGACTTCACCCGTCGCGAGATCATGCTGTCCGGCGAAGGCAACGGTGAGTACGGTCTCACCAAGATCTTCGGCGTGAACCTGCACGACATCGACGAGCTGGGCGTGGGTCAGGACTACCAGTCCTACTTCATCGACACCCTCGGCGGCACCCTGGACTTCGGCACCGGCAACGACGAGAAGCTCGAGCTGGTCGTCGGCCTCGACCTCACCAAGGACGACTCCTTCGTGATGCCGTGGCGCCAGGAAATCGAAGTGTTCGAGGACCCCACCTTCCATCGTCAGCGTCGCGCTGGCTTCTATGGCTTCGGTGAGTACGGTTTCTCGATCCTCGACAACCGCCGGGTTCTGCTGGGCGCCCTGTAATAGGAAGCCCGACAAAGCAACTCACGCGAGGGCAGCCGCAAGGCTGCCCTTGTGCTTTATAAGGTGTAAATTCCGGTGGAGGATACAGATGAACGCCTACCGGATCGTCACCCGAATCCAGGACCAGGACGACTTTACTGGCGTCCCGCAGTCCGGACAAGTCGTTTACTTTGACGCCTCCTCCGGCAAGTTTACCCCTGCCGATCTCCTGCCGCTCATCCCCCCGGTTGGCAGGACCCTTTCTGGCTTAACGGACGTTCAGGTGGTGGCCCCGTCTGGCAATGACGTCCTCATGTACCGCTCTGGCGACCAGAAGTGGACGAACGAACACATTCTTGACGGAGGCAACTGGTAATGGCGAACACGATCAGGATCAAGCGTAGGACTTCGGGGGCGACCGGTGCCCCGTCATCCCTGTACAACGCCGAGTTGGCCTTCAACGAAGTCGACAAGACACTCTACTACGGCTACGGGACAGGCGGGGCGGGCGGCACTTCCGGTTCCGTCATCGCCATTGCGGGCGAAGGGGCCTTCCTGGCGTTGTCCGGGGCCGGGACGGTCAACCTCGGGCGGGCCATCAACTTCACCGGGACGCTGGACTTCCAGGGTACCACCACCGCCCTGACGGTCACCGCCAACGACAACAGCACGAAGGTCGCCACGACCGCCTGGGTTCGCAACCAGGGCTACATCACCGACAACCAGACGATCAATGTCTTCGGCGATGCGACCGGCTCGGGCACGACTTCCATCACCCTGACGCTGGCCAACTCCGGCGTGACGGCTGGCACCTACACGAAGGTCACCGTCAACAGCAAGGGCCTGATCACCTCGGCCACCACGCTCGCCGCCTCCGACATCCCCACGCTGACG